TAAGTTTCAGACAAGGATACAAAGCGGGTAATGAAAGATTTTATGGTTATGCTAATGGTAAGGGTATAGGTAAAAAAGGAAAAGCAGTTCTTCCAGATGTAATGTCTAAAAATGCTAGATTCTATGGATCAAAAGCAGGGCCTACAAAAATATCTTTATCTGATCCAACAATGCCTTATAAAACTGTTAAACGAGATACATTTAAATACCCAAAAGATCACCCACTAAAAGGAAAAGAAATAAAAAGTTCATATCATAGTGAGTCCGGTATGAACCCTGAAAAGGGAACAAAGAATATTCCTGAAGGAGATCCACGCTTGTATTTTGATGCATATGCTATTAAAGTAGTTCCATTAATGAGAAATACACAAAAAACTTACAAGTCTAAAGGAGGACTTGTGGTGGATATGTTTAAACCAATAGGGTACAATTAATCATGGCAGTAGAAAAAGTAACAGAGGAATTAGCAGAGGAAAAGGTTGAACAACCTGAAGGTCTTCCAATTGATGTTCAAGTAGAAGGTGAAGAAGAGGTAGTAGAAGAAAGACCTCAAGATGATTTCAATGCTAATTTAGCAGAGGGCATGGACGAGCGAGAGCTTAAGGACATGGCCATGTCTCTTATTGAAGAATACAAAAAAGATAAAACATCTAGAAAAGAATGGGAAGACGCTTACATAAAAGGTTTAGATTTATTAGGCACTAGATATCAAGAAGTAACAAGACCATTTAAAGGAGCTTCCGGTGTCACACATCCTTTGTTAGCTGAGTCTGTTACACAGTTCCAAGCACAAGCTTATAAAGAATTAGTACCATCTGATGGGCCAGTAAGAACCCAAGTTCTTGGTGTACAAACACCGGCCACCGAATCACAAGCAGAAAGAGTCAAAGACTATATGAATTACCTGCTGATGGAGGAGATGGAAGATTATACAACTGACATGGATCAGATGTTATTTTACTTACCACTATCAGGATCTACATTTAAAAAAATTTACTTTGATGCTTTACAAGATAGACCAGTATCTAAATTTATTCCTGCAGAAGATTTAGTAGTTCCATATTATGCTAGTGATTTGAAAGATTGTGAGAGAATAACTCACGTCATTAAAATGACAAATAATGAAATTACCAAAAAAATGGCTGCGGGTTTTTACAGAGATATAGAACTTATTGATAGTAATTCTGAACCAGACTCAGTACAAAAAAAATTAAATGAACTTGAAGGGATTAAAGGCACTGGATCAGATTATCTACATACTGTTTTAGAAATGCATGTAGATTTAAACTTAGATGATTTCGAAGATTTTGATGACAAAGCAAAAAAAATAAAAATTCCATACATCATAACTATTGATGAAGGTAGTGGAGAAGTTTTATCTATTTACAGAAATTATAAACCTGGTGATATCACTTACCAAAGAACAGAATATTTTGTTCATTACAAATTTTTACCAGGATTAGGTTTCTATGGTTTTGGTTTAACACATATGATTGGTGGATTATCACAAGCTGCAACACAAGCTTTAAGACAATTGATTGATGCAGGTACTTTGAAAAATCTACCAGCAGGTTTTAAGTCTAGAGGTATTAGAGTTAGAGATGATGATCAACCAATTCAACCAGGAGAGTTCAGAGATGTCGATGCACCTGGAGGAAATATAAGAGATCAGTTTTTTAATTTACCTTTTACAGAACCATCACCAACACTTTACAATTTAATGGGCTTTGTTGTGCAAGCAGGACAAAAATTTGCTGCAATAACAGATTCAAATATTGGAAATGATGTTCAAAATAGAGCTGTTGGTACTACAATGGCCCTAATGGAAAGAGGATCACGAGTAATGAGTGGTGTTCACAAGCGTTGTTACTATGCAATGAGGTTAGAATTTAAAATTTTAGCTAGAATTTGTGCAGAATCACTACCACCAGAGTATCCTTATGACGTTTATGGTGGCCCAAGACAAATTAAACAAGCAGATTTTGATGATAGAATAGATATTTTACCTGTTGCAGACCCAAATATTATGTCTATGTCACAAAGAGTGACACTTGCACAAGCACAATTGCAAATTGCACAGTCAAATCCACAAATGCACAACTTACATGAGGCTTACAGACGTGTTTATGAAGCATTAGGTACAAAACAAATAGAAGCAATTCTTAAACCACCACCTAAACAGCCAGAACCTTTAGATCCTGCTAAAGAAAATGCACGTGCATTACAAATGAAACTACTTACAGCTTTTGAATTTCAAGATCATGACGCACATATTGCTGCTCACATGGCATTTATGGCATCAAGAATGGTTCAAATAAATCCTCAAGTGTATGCATTAATGCAATCACATATTTCTGACCACATTTCGTTTAAAGCAAAAGCACAAGTCAAACAAATGTTTATGCAAAATCCTGAAATGGCACAAATGGCCCAACAAGATCCACAACAGTTCGAAATTATGTTTGAAGCTGAGGTTGCAAAAGTTGCAGCACAAATAACTCAAGAGTTAGTTCAATCAGAAATGGCGTCACAAAACAAAGAAGACCCATTAATTAAAATTAAACAACAAGAAATTGATTTAAGGGCAATGGATTTACAAAGAAAAGCAGAAGAAACTAAATTTAGGGCTGATCAAGAAAATCAAAGAGCTTTAGCAAGACTTGAATTTGATTATGATAAACTTGAACAACAAGATGATCAATCTGAAGAGAGAATAAGTGTGGCAAGAGAAAAAATAGATGCAAAAAAAACGTAAAGGACTAAGTGGAGGAGTAAGATCTGGGCCACCGCCCAAGAGAGGACCAAATCCACAGGGAATTACATTTAAACATGCAAAAAAAATCTTACGAAAATCTAAACAAAACAAATAAATTATTATTTTTAGCCGGATTGTTTGATGGTGAAGGTAGTTTTGGTGTTTGGGGTAAAGGTGATGGAAGAAAATCATTTCAATGTTCTGTTGAAATGTGTGATAAAGATTCTGTAGACAAATTTGCTAAATTTTTTGGTGGAAACGTTGTAAAACCAAGATTAAGAAAAGCTCATTGGTCACAAACATACAAATGGAAACTCTCTGGTAGTAGGGCTTTCGAATGTATAAATAAAATGATAGAATATATGTGTCAACGTAGACAGGAGAAATACGAAAATGTGGTTAAGCGCAATTAAATTAGCCGTCTCTGCTGGAAGTAAAATTTATGCTAATAAGCAGAGAACAAAAATGGCAATGTCAGATGCACAACTAATGCATGCTGAAAAGATGGCCCGAGGTGACGAAGCTTACCAGGGTAAATTGCTAGAAGCTCGTCAATCAGACTGGAAGGACGAGGCAGTTTTAATAATTTTAAGTTTGCCCGTGTTGGTGCTCGCTTGGGCAGTGATATCGGACGATCCAACTGCTATGGACAAAGTGAAATTATTCTTCGATATGTTTTCACAGCTCCCGTCATGGTTTACAAATCTCTGGATCTTGGTCGTGGCTTCAATTTATGGTATAAAGGGTACACAAATATTCCGTAATGGAGGAGGCAAAAAATGACAAAACTATGTGCTAGAGGCAAAGCGGCCGCTAAAAGAAAATTTCGAGTATATCCTTCAGCATATGCTAATGCGTACGCTAGTAAAATTTGTGCGGGAAAAATCAAAGATCCATCTGGTGTAAAAAGAAAAGATTTCAAAGGACCAAAACCAGCAGGTGCTCAAGAAGGAGTATTTGTACAAAAACCAAAACAACGTAGAAGAGGAAAAACTCTCGGTCCACGTAGAGAGTCTACTGAATATTTAAAAAAGAAAAAAGCTTATGATACTCTTGTAGGTAATGATAGAAAAAAACGAATGAGTGATCCAAGAATGAGACCAGGTGCAAAAAAAGGTGCGTTGATGATTATGATTGCAGTTGGTAAAAAGAAAAAAGTACAAAAGAAAATGGGTGGCGGAATGACTGCAGGTTCAAGATCTGCTTTAGGTAGATTACAAAAAGCTGCAATGATGAGTAAAGGTGGTGGTGCTGATTTTATTAATACTGTAAAGCCAAGAAAAAGAGGTAACCCTGCAGTAGTTACAAACTCTGATGAAAGAGCTAAGAAAAAAGGTATTATAAGAAAAGCAAATAAATACTCACAAGGTGGAGATGCAAAAATTAAAAAAGTTATTAAAGGATTAAGAAAAGCATCTAAAACACATGCTGGCCAAGCAAAAACTTTAAGTACAATTAAACTTAGAGGTGGTGGAGCTGCAATAAGAGGTACAAATTTTAAAGGCGTTTTCTAATGTATAAGAGAGGCACCTGTTGGGAAGGCTATGTCCAAGCTGGTATGAAAAAGAAAGGGAACAAAATGGTTCCCAATTGTGTTCCAGCAGGTTCAAAAAAAATGTCCCAAGGTGGTCTTACAAAATGGTTTAAAGAAAAATGGGTAGATATTGGAGCAAAGAAAAAAGGTGGCAAGTTTCAAGAGTGTGGACGAAAGTCTGCCAGTGGTTCGAAAAGAAAATACCCAAAATGCGTACCACTTGCAAAAGCCACAGCAATGACAAAGTCGCAAAGGGCCTCTGCTGTAGCCAGAAAAAGAGCAGCAGGTAATACAGGACCAAAACCAACTAACGTAAGGACATAACATGTGGAAATGGATTGTAAATTTATTCAAACCTAAAAAACAACCTCCGGTTATTACTTCTGTAAAACCTAAAATAGATTTATCAGGTCTTACAAAAGGGGATTTGAAAAAATTAAGAAAACAAGGCAAAATATAAATTTTTTAATTTGCATACATCTCATATTTAATATAAATAATCTTCATGATTGATGGAGATAGTATTGAGTATGAAATACTTGAAGAGGCCTGCAAAACATTAGACAAAGATGATTTATTCACAGCAGAAATAGGTGTAAGACAAGGAAAAGGTTCTAAAGTAATTCTTGATTCATTAATATTCAAAAAACATTGGCACATAGGTATAGATCCTTATGGGAATATAAAATACCGACACTTTGATAATGATAAAAATAAAACTTGGAATGGTAATCCTAATCCTCCTAGTTATCCAAATTCAATGAAACAACAATTAATAAGAGATTTAGATTATCCTAATTTTACTTTGTATCAATTAGGTGATGATGAGTTTATGAAAAGATTTTCTGATGGTGTTCCAATTTATAATGAAAAAAAAGAAGTAAAAACAAATTATGATCTTGTTCATTTTGATGGACCACATAGTACAATTGACGTAATCAAAGAAGCTTTATTCTTTGGAGAAAGATCTCATGCAGGAACTGTATTTGTTTTTGATGATTATCCTAAATTTGATATGGATGCTGTCTTAAAAATTATTGTCAATGAATATGGGTTTATGTTATTGAAACAGGGTACAAATAAAATAGCACTAAAAAGAAATTAATGGATATTGATACAATTTCGTTAGTACAAAATAAAATTAAGAAGAATCTTCATTCTCTAAAGCAACACGCTATATATGGTGTTGACACCATAGAGAAACTACAATATGTTAGAGGACAAATCAGGTCATTAGAGGACCTGCAACAGGATCTAAAAGACCTGCTTGTTACAACGGAGTATGAAGATGATAGAGTCCACGGAGACACCGAAACGGACTGAAGCACTTCTAGATGCCTATAAGGCAAAAGATGAAGTCGAAACAGTCCTTGATCCAAAAGCGATCGATAAATCAACATTAGATAAATTACCAACACCAACTGGGTACAGAATTTTAGTTTTGCCTTTTGCAGGACCTAAAAAAACCAAAGGTGGAGTGTGGTTGTCTGATACAACACAAGAAACAATACAAATGACTACAGTATGTGGTCTTGTGCTAAAAATGGGAGATCTTTGTTATCATGATAAAGAAAAATTCCCGAAAGGCCCATGGTGCAAACTAAATCAATGGATAATTTTTAGTAGGTACGCGGGTTCAAGATTCAAAATAGAAGGAGGAGAGGTTAGAGTTTTAAATGACGATGAAGTCATTTCAACAATAAGTGATCCAAATGATATTTTGCACCATTATTAAGGAGGACTAAATGGCAGAAGAAAATAAAAATCCAGAAGTTGAAATAGATACTGATGGAGTTAATGAAGAAACAGTTACAGTAGATGCTCCTAAAGTATCCACTGAAGCTTTTGAAAAAAAACAAGATGTAGATCTAGGTTATGTAGATGTTAGTGGAGGAAAAACTGCTAAAGAACTTTTACAAGAAACTAAAACAGAGTCTACAGAAGAAGTTGAAGTAGAGGAAAAACCAAAAGTTAAATTTGAACAAAAAGAAGAAGAGGAAGATCCTAGTCTTCAAGATTATTCTGAGAAAGTACAAAAAAGAATAAGAAAATTAACTTTTCAAGCTAAAGAGGCAGAAAGAAGAGAAAGAGCTGCTGTTGAATATGCTAAAGGTTTAAAAAATCAATATGAAACTTCTGAAAAAAAGTTTCAAGAAACAGATACCAACTATCTTAAAGAATATAATGCTAGAGTTGATTCAGAAAGAGATAAAGCAAAAGCTGAATTAAAAGCTGCATTAGATTCTCAAGATGCTGATCAAATTATGGAAGCTCAAGACAAGCTTACAAAATTAGCTGTTGAAAAAGAAAAAGTTTCTATGACTCTTGCAGATAAAGAGTCAAAGAATAAAGAAAAAGAATCACAAAACGTAGATAATGTTGGAAATACACAACCACCAATTAGCACTAGAGCACAAGAATGGGCTAGTGAGAATGAATGGTTTGGATCTGACAGAGTATTAACTTCTGCTGCTATGGGAATACATGAAGACCTTCTGCAGGAGGGAATTGACGCGGAGAGTGATGTCTATTATAATCAAATCAACAAACGTATGAAGGAGTATTTCCCTCAGAAATTTGCCGAATCTTCTACTGAAGAAAAAACAAAAGCTGCACCCGTCCAAAACGTAGCTTCTGTTAGCAGAAGATCAGGTGGACGCAAGTCTGTGAAACTCACCAAATCGCAGGTAGTTATCGCTAAGAAATTAGGGGTGCCACTAGAGGAATACGCAAAATACGTGAAGGAAGGAGCTTAATATGAAAACTAAAGTAAAAACTTCACGCGAGTCTGAATCTAGAATTAAACTTTCTAGAAAGAAAGATTGGACTCCACCATCCAGTTTGGATGCGCCAGCAGCACCGCAGGGATATGCACATAGATGGATAAGAACTGCAACAAATGGTTTTGAAGATCCAGGTAATGTATCTAAAAAACTAAGAGAGGGTTGGGAATTTGTTAAAGCCGAAACAATTTTAAGTGAAATCGGTGAAAATGATTACCCAGTCATCACAGAAGGAAAACATGCTGGTTTAGTCGGAATTGGTGGCCTTGTGTTGGCAAGGATACCGGAGGAGATATTGAGAAGTCGTGCTGAGTATTTTAGAAAAATAACTCAAGACAGAACAGACGCGGTAGATCGAGATCTTATGAAGGAGCAACACCCGGATATGCCTATCAATATTGATAGACAGTCTAGAGTTACCTTTGGTGGTGGACGTAAGAAATAATTTTTTTGCCATACCTACCGGGATAGCTTGGATAATATAAACAACTAAGTTAAGGAGAACTACTTATGTCAAATCAACTAGAAAAGTTTGGTCTACGACCATACAGAAAACTAGACGGTACGCCATTAGCAGGAGCTCAGAACAGATACACTATTAAACCAGGATATGGTACTGCGATATACCAAGGAGATTTGGTAATACCAGTTTCTACAGGAAATATCGAAAGACATACTGCTGGAAATGGAAGTGCTGTTGTGGGTGTTTTTAACGGGGTGTTTTATAACGATCCAACTACTCAGAAACCAACTTATAAGAATTTCTACCCTGGTGGAATCACTCCAACTCAAGGCGATATAACGGCTTTTGTTGTTGATGACCCAGATGCAGTATTCTTAATGGATGCGGATCAGAGTTTTGTTAGAGCGGATTTGTTTAAAAACTATCACGTTACAAACGCTGGCGGCGTAACACAAACAGGAATATCATCTGTACAATTAGATGTTAGTTCATCAGGAACTAAAGTAACATTTGTTGTACAAGCAATTGATATATCACAGGACCCTGAGAATTCAGACGTTACTGTTTCAAATGCTAATATTCTTGTAAGAATCAACAATCACTTCTACCGTCAAGGTGGAACAGGTATAGCGTAATAAAGGAGACATACTATGGCAATATCACGATCCCAACTAGTTAAAGAACTAGAGCCAGGTTTGAATGCTTTATTCGGCCTGGAATATAGTCGTTATGAAAATCAGCATGCTGAGATTTTTACGACTGAAACATCTGACAGAGCTTTTGAAGAAGAAGTAATGTTAAGCGGTTTCGCTTCTGCACCAACTAAACAAGAAGGTGCTGGAGTTGTGTTTGATACAGCAGGTGAAACTTTCACAGCTAGATACAATCACGAAACTATAGCTTTAGCATTTGCTATCACTGAAGAAGCAATTGAAGACAACCTATACGATAGACTTGCGGGCAGATACACAAGAGCTCTTGCAAGATCTATGGCAAACACGAAGCAAGTTAAAGCTGCAAATGTTTTGAACAATGCACAAGTTACAACTGCAACTGGTGGAGATGGAGTATCATTAATTAATGCTTCACACCCATTAGCAACAGGTGGAACTTTCTCAAATGTTCTAGCAACTGCTGCAGATCTTAACGAAACTTCTCTAGAGCAGTCATTGATTGACATTTCTGGATTTGTCGATGAAAGAGGCTTAAAAATAGCTTC